TGACTCTTGACCGTACTTTTCCAACCATGCACCTGCTCGTTCGTTGTAGGTTGTGTTTAGTTCGGTACACATATGATGGATGCCTGCGCGTTTGGCAACCTCGGTCATAAGGATTCGTTGTTTTTCATACTTTTCCTCACCGTGGTTGAACCATTCGCGTAAAGCTCCATCAATGTTTTGGGCACATGCGTGTTCTTCCGTAATGGCATTATTTTTGCCACGCATGAAACAATGGAGAGACTTGTAGATTGATTTATCTAACAATGACCCAACATGCACGCCTAACTTTGGATGGTACACACTTTTCCTCTTCAGAAATTCAAACTCCTCAGGAGGCAGGTATTCTAATAGCTCAGATTCTTTATCTGGCATCGTGTAACCTTGCCCAAGATTTCCTAAGAACTTTGAACAACCTTTGATCGTGAATTTGTCAATTGTAGAACAGACAGATCCAATGTTGTCATCACCATAGGTTGAAATAGCAACGTAGTCTCGAAATTTCATTCTTTTCTCTACATCCTCAGCAGGATACTCAGAGTAGAAGTAACATCGAAGATTCAACGAACCACAAATACCATTGATGACGACAGTCAAGGAATTTCCACTGATGTGTGTTCCTTCGGTCAGTCCAATCAAATCACCATTGAAAGCAATGTAAGCGAACACGATGTCGCCTGTCATAGCTTCCATAATCCTGAGATCTTCTTCTGTGTAATCACACAAACGAGCAAAATCAATCAGGATCCGCAATGCAGCAAAGATCAATTGTGACGGTAACTTCTGGTCGTATTTACTATAATCACCACCGAACAAACGGTCCATGCCAAATTTGGTTGCATGCTCATGGAACTGCTGCCACTCTGGACCGTGTGAGTTGATACCCACTGCACACTCTGCAACAATCGGATTCATCTGCAAAACTCGCAAAATTGGCAAGTAATACTTTCTGATCAAATATGTCAGAGACAAAGCATTTCCATAGAAGATTCGACATTTATCTTTCGCTAAGATTTCGTCCTTCT